GCCGCTAGATTCGAAACGGAGCCACGCTCGGCCAACCACGAGCGTGGCTCCTCCATCCACGCTCCGCACCGTCCCTCTCTCTCGTGCGCTTTCTCTCGCGCACGCTCGCTCCGCCATGGACTCCGCCTCCTTCCTGCACGCCATCTTCGGCGACTCCGTATCCGAACAGCACAAGCTGGTCATCTGGCAAGAATCCGGCAAGCGCGCGCACTGGTTCACCAGCATCGACGCCGCCGCCGAGTTCGCCGCCAAGCACCACCACAAGTGCAATACCTACTTCACCTGCGCCCTGCACGATGAAGTCAAGGCGCGCGAAGACGCCAAGTCCGCGCCGGAGTTCGCGCGCGGAAGCGTGCGGTCCGCGTCCGTCATCGGCGGGATCTGGATCGACATGGACGTCAAGAACGAGCAGCACGGCAAGGCCGGACTGCCGACCGAGATGAAGAAGATCGTCGACGTCGTCATGCACCTCCCGCTCAAGCCCAGCATCATCAACACGACTGGCGGCGGCATCCACGGCTGGTGGCTGTTCAAGGAACCGTGGATCCTCGAGACCGACGAGGAGCGTTCGCGCGCGCAGGCCATCGTCGAGGGCTTCCAGCAATTCGTGCGGAAGGTCGCCGACTACACGGTCGACAACACGTACGACCTCTCGCGCATCCTCCGGCTACCCGGCACGCTGAACCACAAGTACACGCCGCCGCGACTCGCCGTCGCATCGACGCCCTTCGATCCGATCCCGCGCTACAACCCGTCCGACTTCGACGACTTCGCCGCCAAGCCGCGGTCCATCACCAAGGTCGAGGTCCTGCATCCGCTGGCGATCGACCTCGATGTCAAGCCATCGGCCAAGCTCGACGTCCTTCTCGCGCACGACCTGAACTTCCACGCCGTGTGGCACCGCACCAAGAAGTTCAAGTCCGACTCCGAGTACGACATGTCGCTCGCGTCACGCCTGGTCAGCTACGACGGGTGGGAGGATCAAGAGATCTGCGACGTACTCATCGCACACCGCCGCAAGCACGGCGGGTCCATGGATCGCAAGGACTTCAACGCCGAGAAGCTGACGCGCACGATCGCCAAGGCACGCAAGCAGCACAACGACAAGAAACTTCAGGAGCGCAACGACGAGATCGCGAACTCCATGCGCATGGATCAACTGGACGCCACGCTCGACGAGCTCGAAGCCGTGCGCGCCACCGTCCGTGAACAGCCGATCCTCCAGATCGCGGTCGACGAGAAGGGCGAACCGATCAACGCGCCCGTCGTCCCGTCCGCCCAGCCAGCCCAAGTCGAAGCCGACCAGCTCGTCGCCGCCGCGTTCGCGATCGTCAATGAGACGCTCGACATTCCCAAGCACAAGGCGTTTCTGCGCCTCGTGCGCTTCGGCGGCGACAACGGGGACCACGTCCTGTACACGATGGCCGGGCAGGTGAAGGTCGGCGCGATCGAGAACCTACGCGAACACAGCAAGTTCGCCGCGCGCATCGCCGACGGACTCCAGCTCAACATCGGGACGATGCGGTCGAGCGTTTGGCTCGCGCCAGACGGCCTCTTCTCGCGCCTGCTGCGACTTGTCGAGCGGGTGGACATTGGATACGGCGGCGCGGTCGAGATCAGCCTGACGGTCCTTGTGCAGCGCCTGATGGTGCAGGCCAGCCTCGACCTGCCGCGCGACGACGCCATCAGCCAGAACCAGCCGTTCGTTCATCAAGGGGAGGTCTGGCTGACGACCGAAGGCTTGATGACCGTCCAGAACTCGCTCCCGGCCGGCTTCCAAAATTTCAGGTTCGCCAAGGAAATCGGCGTGGCCCTCAGCCGCTGCGACTGCACGAGCGACAAGTTCAACTTCCGGCTCAAGTCGAAGGACGGCCAGATCGCGGACGACCGCAAAGGCCGGCTTCAGCGCACCGCGTGGAAGGTGACCAAAGGCGGCCGGCTGATCTGGGATCCAGACGTCGTGCTGCTCGACATCCGGGAGGAGGGGTCTGATGGCGTGCCGTTCTGATCGCGGTGGGAGAGGTGAGAGACCTGAGGCGCGCGAGTACGCGCGCGCACGGGAACTTTTGCGAGGCTCCTCGGAGTTTGGGGCTGGTCTCTCAGCTCTCACAGGGGGCAAAATGAGCGTAAGTGTATGCAGCACAAGGTCTTGCGGTGAGAGACTAGGTGTTGGGGTACCTGTTTCAGGTCTCTCAAGGTCTCTCAAGGGGAGGGCACGCCCATGAAATCCCCTAGCAGTGCAGGGCTTTTCTGGTCGGCCAAGGCCCTTTTTTGCTCCCGTGCGCGCGCGAAACAGGGGGGGAGGCCCTTGGCAGGATCGCGGCAGGCGTGCGCTGTTGCACGTGGAACAATCGAGGCCACGCCATGACGCTGAAGGAGTACCGAGTCATCGGACCTCCCGGGACGGGCAAGACCTCGTGGGTCGTCCGGCAGGTCCAGCAGTGGCGTGACAAGTTCGGCCGGGACGAAATCCTCCTCGCCAGCTTCACGACGACGGCCGCCCGCGAGATCAAGCGTCGCGGGATCGACATCGAGGAGCGGAACGTGGGCACCCTGCACGCGATCTGCTTCCGCATCCTCGGCCAGCCGGCCTTGGCCGAAAGCCACACGGCCGACTTCAACGAGTGGATGGCCCAGCACCACACGACGGCGTGGCACCTTACGGGCCGCTCTGCGCGCGTCAGCGACGACTTCGCGGTCGTGGACGACTCCGAGGCCCAGTCGAGCGGCGACGCTGCTCTGAGGGCTTCCCAGACGCTTAGGGCGCGACAGCGTCCGCAGGAGGAGTGGTCGAGCGCGGCTCGTGAATTCTTTTCTTTTTGGAAAGAATGGAAGGCGGTCGCCGGGTACTACGACTTCACCGACCTCATCGAGGTGTGCCTCGACAGCTTCGGCCCGCCGAACGGCGTGCGCATCGCGTGCTACGACGAAGTCCAGGACTTCTCGCCGCTGGAGCTGGCGCTCGTCAGGAAGTGGGCGAGCGACCTCGAAGGCGTGGTGCTGGTCGGCGATCCCGACCAGTCGATCTTCCACTTCAAGGGCGCGAGCCCTCGGGCATTCCTCGAGCCGGAACTGCCGGCGGACTCCTACCGCGTGCTATCGAAGTCGTGGCGCGTGCCGAAGGCGGTCCACTCGATGGCGGTCAGTTGGATCAACCGATCGAGCTGGCGCTACCCATTCGAGTACTTCCCCAAGGACGAGGACGGCGTGGTCGAACGCCGGGACGGCGCATGGTGGCTTTCCCTCAAGCAGGCCGACCTCGTCGTGAAAGACCTCGTGGCCGAGCTCGCGAAGGGCCAGACATGCATGGTGCTGGCGTCATGCGCATACCACTTGAACGGCGCGCTGCGGGAACTGCGGCGGGCCGGCGTGCCCTACCACAACCCGTTCGTCGCGCGCGGCGACTGGAACCCACTCCGCGGCGGCGTGGAGATCCTTCGCGCCTTCCTCGAGACCATCCGGCCGGACCTGTTCGGCGGCGAGCGCCTCGACGACCTGATCGAGCGCCGGCGGTGGTGGACGCCGAAGGTCATGTGGCGATGGGCGCAGCACGTCAAGGCCGCGGGCTTCTTCGTGCGCGGCGGCAAGGAGGCACTCAAGGGCCGCGTCGACGAATCGACCAAGTGGACCCGCGGCTTGGAGGACAGCGAGCTATGGGAGCTGGTCTTGCCTGAGGCCTTCGACAAATTGCTTGCGGCCCTGACGGCCGAGCGGCCGTGGGAGATCCTCGTCGACCTCCTGCTGCCGGATGCCCGGAAGCGTTGCGAGTACGCGACGGCTATCGCCGCGGCGCGCGGCGTGGCCGCCTTGACCGAGAAGCCGCGGGTGATCGTCGGCACGATCCACAGCGTCAAGGGCGCGGAGGCCGACGTGGTCTACCTCTCGCCGGACTTGTCGAGGCAGGGCATGGAGGAGTGGGTCGGCTTGCCGGCGCAGCGCGACGTGGTCCGTCGTGTCTTCTACGTCGGGATGACGCGCGCCGCGCGCAAGCTCGTGCTCCTCGGCCGGAGTGAGCGGAACGCGTATGTAGAATGGGACCAGTGATGGCCGACCAACTTCTAAGCGTCGAGGGCTTTGCGGACGAGAAGCGATCGGTCGAGGACATCCGTCGACGGATCCAGCTCTCGCGCCTGTTCAAGATCTACGACGAGGTGCATGGCAAGAGTTCCGGTCTCTGGCATATCCAGACCCAGCGTCGCATCGACATGATTCTCGTGCCGACGCCGGAGGCCATCGCGGCCGGCTGGAACGAGGGCTTTGTGGGCGTGGAGTGCAAGCGCAGCGGCAAGACGCTCGACGAGGCGATGCACCAGGCGATCACGTACATGGACTCGGTCTGGACGCTTGGCGACTGGCGTGGCCTCGTCGTGCTGTCGTCGGTGTTCGTGTGGCCGTACTACTGGCCGGCGAAGTCGGCCGGCTACGCGGCGCGCATGCAGTACAGCCGCGTCGGCGTCATCGAGCCGATGATGCGCGACGGCTATCGGATGATCCGCAAGGAGGGCCAGCCGATGCTTTCATGGACGCCGCAGGCAGGACTGCGGACGGTGCTGGAATGACCTATGGCGTCGTTTTACCTATGAATACTCCGAAAAAGCGTTGCCATGCCCACTCGGCTCGAACGGGCGATCCATGCAGAGCGTGGGCAGTCGCCGGCAAGAATGTCTGTGTCACGCATGGCGGTGCTGCTGGATCCGGCAAGGGCAAGGGCAACTTCAAGCATGGTCGCTACTCGCGCCCGCTTGGCAAGCTTGCCGCGGCCTACGAGTCGGCGCGCGAGGACCGCAACCTCTTCGACCTGAAAGAGCCCATCGCCGCGCTGGACAGCGTGACGCAGCGGCTAATGGCGATGGTCGACGAGCACGACTCGCCGGAATGGCGGCGCTCGATCAAGACGAAGTTCGGCCAGATGCGCGAGGCGTTGTCGAGCGGCGATCCTCGGGCGGCCGAGTTGCTTGAGGAGCTTGGCGAATTGATCGACGCCGGCGCGAGCGTCGGCTCGAACCTCGAGCACCTCGGGTCGAACCTCGACAAGCTCGCGCGACGGATCGAGGGCGCGTGGTCCATCCATCTTCAAAAGACGCAGGTCGTCAACAAGGGCGAGATCGTCGAGATGCTGGGGCGCTTCCTGGTCATCGTGCGCGAGCACGCGGGCGACCGCGTGACGAGCTTGGTGCGAGATCGCCTCATGTCGGAAATGTCGAAGCCGCTGCCGCGGCTCGCGGAGTCAACGGATCCCGAGCCCGAGGAGACCTGACCGATGCACATCTTCGACCAGATCGCGGCGCTCGAGATCCTGCACGTCGAGTTGGGATTCTCGCGCTATCGGCTGCGCGTGGTCGAGCAGTTGCCGGACGACGAATGGGCGCACACGGACACGGACACGCACGAGATCGCGCTGCGATGCGACCTCGAAGACGGGCCGGCGCGCGAGTTCCTGATGCACGAGCTGACGCACTGCGTGCTGGAGGTCGTCGGCTACACGAGCGAGGACGTGGGCAAGATCCACGGCGACACGAACGAGGACATGACGACGAAGCTCTCTCGCGGCTTCCTGCTTCTTTGCCGTCTGAATCCAGAGTTGATGTCGGCTCTTTGCGACGACGAGGCGTCCCTTGATCTATGACGACGCGACGCGGGCCCTGATGCTCGAGGCGTTGATGGAGGCGACGAAGCGCCAGAGCCTCGAGGTCGGCGAGGCTATGTTCGCGAAGTACCGCGGCGACGAGGAGCGTGTCGCGCGCAAGGTCTTCGGCGCGCGGCTCTGGGCAGCACAGCGCGAGATCATGCAGCAGCTATCGACCAAGCGATTCGTGACGGTGCGATCCGGGCGCAAGGCCGGCAAGACGGAGATCGGCGCATTGGCGGTGCTGTCGTTCATCTACACGAGCAAATGCGTCGTGCTGACGACCGCGCCGACGGGCCGGCAGGTGCGCGACGTGCTGTGGCAGCGCATCGGTTCGATGTGGTCCAAGGCGAAGACCAAGTGGCCGGCGATGCCCGGCGAGCTAGGCACGATCCGTCTGTCTGTCGCGCCCGAGCACTACGCGCTCGGCATCTCGACGAACTCGCCGGACCGATTCCAAGGATGGCATGCCGGCGTGCGCCTGCCCGACGCGATCGAAGGTGAAGAGGTCGACGCCGAGGACGTTGACCTCGAGCGATTCCAGCGCGAGGCCGAGGTCGGCGACAAGCGCCTGGTGGTCATCATCGACGAGGCCGCCGGCGTGGACGACGCGGTCTATCGAGCCATCGAGGGATCGCTGTCGGGCCCGAACGTCCACGTCCTCTTGACCGCGAACCCGACGATCGACGCGGAGTCGGATCACTTCTTCGCGCGCAGTTTCAGGAACGGCACGCGCTGGCACCGCGTGCGGATCTCGTCGTGCGATGACGACGCGCCGGATCCCGTGCCCTACGACTCCTTTCACGTCGCGCCCGACTGGCTGGCGGACAAGGAGTGGGTCGAGCAGATGCGCGCGGAGTGGGGCGCGGACTCACCGCTCTGGTCGGCCTACGTGCTCGGCAAGTTTCCCGAGCAGAGCCTCGAGCGTCGGTTCGTGACGAAGGGCATGCTGGTCGCGGCGCTCGGCGCGGATCTCGGCGAGCCGAAGAGCGTCGGCGACTTGCATCTCGGCGTCGACGTCGCGCGGCAAGGAAGCGACGAGAGCGTGGCGACGCTCTGGTCGAACGGCGTCCTACGCGAGCAGATCTCGTGGCGCTTGCCCGACTTGATGCAGACCTCGTCCAAGATCGTCGAGCTAGCGCGCGCGTGGGGGCTAAAGGGCGAGTCGATCCCGGCGCGGAACATCCATATCGACGCGGTGGGCATGGGCGCAGGCGTGGTCGACCGCTTGAAGCAACTTGGCTTCTACGTCGACTCGGTCGACTTCGGCGCATCGGCGAAGTACGACTGGCGCGACCTGACCGGCCAGATGGTGTTCAGCGATCGCAAGAGCGAGCTTCACTGGGTGGCGAAGCGTCTGCTGGAGGAACGCCGGATCACGATCCCGGAGAAGTTCTCGGAGCTGTGGCGGCAGGCTCAGTGGGCGCGCTACGAGTTCGAGGACAGCGCGAAGGGAACGCGGGTCGCGTTGCATCGGGACGACGGCAAGGACGGCCTGCGCGAGCGTTATGGCCGCAGCCCCGACCAGTGGGACTCCGCGATCATCGGCCTGTCGCGCGGCGCGAGCGTGCGTCCTTCGATCGGCGTGGCACCGCGGAGTAGCTTGTCGGTGTTCAGGCGTAGTCGCTGAAGAATGCGCACACCACGAGGAGGAACATGGGCGGTCGGCGGAGAATCAGAAGAGGAGGGCGCATGGTGGTCAAGAAGATCGTGAAGGATGACTTGGTGCTGCCGTGTTTGATTCTCTGCGACGAGGGCAAGCCGGATGAATGCACCCCGAACCAGTTGTTCGCGCTCTGCCAGCGCGGATGGATCGTGCTCGGCTCGGAGGGCGACGGCCGAGGCGGCATCCTGCTCTACGCGAGTCTCACTTTGCTGGGCCAGAGGGAGGCCGCGATGTACCGCAAGACGCGCGGACTACCTCCTCGAGCGCGAGACGAATCAGGACCGACGACTTGATGCGATGCCGAGTTGCGATCGCGAACAGGGCGGAGTACGTCGACTTGTGTAGCCTTGTCGTCACGACGACGAGTGCGTCTGGTCCCTTCGTTCGGGGCCTGAGCATACGGTCGGACTTTTGAGGCTGGACGATGCGAGGATCATAGCGGTGGACAAGCGAAGCCAACCGAGTCCCTTCCGGCGTATTCCCGGGAGCGAGTTCGTCGTCGAGCGCCCGCAGCTTGCCGGCGTCTCTAGGTCCATGGATTCTTTGCTGAAGCAGATCGGCTTGCAGCGCGCGAGCCTTGGCGGCCGCGACGAAGTCGAGGATCCGCTCTACGACTCCTGGGTTGTGTTCGCCTGCGTTCAGGTGCTGACCGAGGCCGTGCGTCAAGTGCCGCTCAAAGTGTGGGAGTCCGACGCGGCCGATGCGCAGGAGGTGCCCGAGGATCATCCGATCCGGCAGCTCTTCGACATGCCGAACTCGGACATGGGCTTGTCGGACCTGCTGGCCGCCGGCATGAGCCACCGCAAGCTCTCGGGCGAGGATTGGTGGTTCCTGATGGACGCGGAGGGCAAGCCGATCGTGCCGTCGATCGACGCGCGCGCGCCGATCCCGATGCCCACGGTCATCGTTCCTGTGTCTGGCAGCTACGTCGAGGACGAGCGCGACCCGTCGACCGGCCGCATCCAGCGCGTGCAGTACGGTGCCTCGAGCACGAGCGCGCCGCCGGTCTTTCCGGTCGGCTCGACGGTCCATTTCTACGACTACAACCCGGCCGACCCGCAGCGCGGCTTGTCGCCGCTCGACGCGGCGATGCGCGTGATCTCGGTCGGCTTCCAGACCGAGCGATATCAAGAAGCCGTCATGCGCGGCGGCGGTCCGGGTGCCTTCCTCAAGTACGAGGAGGGGATGTCGAACGACGAGGAGTTCCGGCTTCAGGAGTCGGCGAACGAGGCGATGCGCGACCCGGACGTGGTCGGCGGCTTCAAGGTCTTGACCGGCAAGGTCGACGTGTTGCCGAATCCGGCGACGCCGAAGGACATGCTCCAGCGTGAGACGCTGGGCTGGGTGCGGGACACGGTGTGCAGCATCTTGCAGGTGCCTCCGCCGGTGATCGGGAACTACGACACGGCGACCTACAACAACGTCACCGAGGCCTACCGGCAGTTCTGGCAGTCGGTGAAGGGCTACCTCGACTCGGTGGCCGAGAAGATCAACAGCCACTTCCTTGGCCGGTTGCAGGACCCGCGGCTCGCGGGCTGCATGGTGTCCTTCGACTACTCGGGCATCGCGTCGCTGCAAGAGGACCAGAGCTCGAAGTGGAAGCTCGCCGCGGAGCTGGCCGCCTACGGTGTCGGCTTGAGCTTTAACGACGCCACGAAGATTCTTGGCCTCGAGGCCGAGACCGTGGACTCCGCGTCGACGGTGTTCGTGCCGGCTTCGAATCAGGTGTTCGCGGTGAACGATCCGAACACCGGCGACTCGGAGCCCGTCGCGCCGGATGCTGGCGCGCCGAACGCCGAGCCGATGCCTGCGGCTCCAGCCGCGCCGGCGACGCCGGCTGCGCCTGAAGGCCTGAACGGCGCGCAGGTCGAATCCCTGCTCCTCATCGCCGAGCGCGTCGGCTCCGGCCAGTTGACGGTCGACGCCGGCGCGGCGCTCATCAACGCGGCCTTCCCGTCCATCAGCCTTGATCAGGCGCGCGTCATCCTTGGCGGCGTCTCCGCGCCCGCTGCGCCTGCGGCCGCGGAGATGCGGTCCAAGATGCTCGACACGCGCGAAGAGCGCGTGGCCTTCGTGGAGGCGGTCTACGCGAAGACGCTGGACCAATCCGAGCGCAAGATGGCGTCCGAGGTCCTGACGTGGCTTCGGCGCTACGAGCGCGCGCAGAAGGAGCGCCTGCGCGACGTGGCCGAGAACGGCATCGCCAGCACCTCGAAGGCGTGGACGCAGCGCGAGGTCGAGTCCTACCTCCTCCTGAACAAGGAACAATGGGCCGAGCAGCTCGACGCCTTGATCGCCCAGACCGTGACCGCGACGTGGCAGGCCGGCCTAACCGAGACGGCGCAGCTTCTCGGCATGGTGTCGGTCGACGTGACGGAGCCTCGCATCCTGCGCCTGATCGCCGACCAGCGCGCGCAGATCGTCGAAGGCGTGACCTCGCGTCTTGCCGACGAGATTCGCGACCGTCTTCTCGTGAAGCTGTCGGGCCCGACTTCGACGCCTGAGTTGGCTGGCGAGTTGACCGAGATCCTGCCCGAGCTCGACGAGGAGCTGGGCCGCGTGTTCGGCAATAAGGAGGCGCGTGCGCTTACGATCGCGCGCACGGAGACGGGCAAGGCGTACAACTCCGCCAGCTTCGACCGATACCAGGAGTCGGGCGCGACGGGATTGCAGTGGGTGGCGTCGAACGACGCGGCCACGCGCGAGAGCCATCGTGAACTCGACGGCAGGATCGTGAAGCCCGGAGAAGAGTTCAAGCCGGGCCTGCGCTTTCCGAACGACCCGAACGGCGCGCCCGAAGAAGTCATCAACTGCCGGTGCGTCATCGCGCCCATCATCTGAGGAACCGCATGGAGATCCTGACCAAGAACTCGGACGTGCAGCGGCTCGCTGCCCGAATCCTGTGCGGCGTCGCGACGCTCGAGGAGTTGTCGGCTGCGAAGTCGGAGGACGTGTTCGCGATCAAGACGGACACGAGCGCCATCCACGTCCGCGGCTTTGCGGCTCCCGTCATCAAGGCCGACGAGACCTCGCGCACGCGGCGCTTTGTCGCGAGCGACGAGACGGCCGACCGCATGGGCGACGTGATCCGCGTCGCCGGCTGGAAGTTCACGGAGTTCGAGAAGAACCCGGTCGCGTTGTGGGGTCACAACTCGGACGACTTCCCGATCGGTCGCGTGCATGACTGGTCGCAGGAAAAGCAGACCGGCCGGCCCGTGCTGATGGAGTCCATCACCTACTTCTCGGAGTCCGCGAACCCGATGTCCGAGGCGGTGCTTCGGATGATCGACGAGGGCGGTCTGCGCGCGGTCAGCGTCGGCTTCGTGCCGACGCGCGCGTACAAGCCGAAGAACGAGGCCGAGCGCAAGGAACTCGGCCTCGGCCCCTACGGCGTCCTGTACGAGGAGCAGCAGCAACTCGAGCTGTCCAACTGCTCGATCCCGGCGAACCCGAACGCGCTGCTCTCGAAGAGCGCCAAGAAGAAGGACCCGATCGCAAAGGCGCTCGAGGACCTCGTGAAGGCGGGCAAGTTGACTCGCACGATGGCTGACGAGCTGTTGCAGCGTGTTGCCGGCAGCGTGCCGGAGCGTCGCACGTTCGCGCTGGGCGCGGTCGAAAAGCTGGAGCAGGACGAACTCGACGCGGTCTACTCGTCGTGGCGCGATGCGGTGAACATGTCGGCCGGCGAGCTGAAGGCGTGGGACGCGAACGAGTGCAGCCGCAAGGCGAGCGTCGACGCGGACGCGGTCATCAAGCGGAACCTCGAGTTGCTCGAGACGCCGAAGGACAAGTGGGACCGCCGGCTCGTGGACAACGCCAAGCGGACGGTGTCCTTCGTGGCTCGGATGAAGAACATGGAGCAGGGCGAGCCGGTCAGCGAGGCGTGCCCGATCTCCAAGCGCGACATCTCGCTGAAGAACTGGGCATACGATCCGATGAAGAAGAGCACGAAGAGCGATGTCGCGGAGCAGACGGCGGCGACCGATCCGTTGCAGGAGTGCGTGTCTTCGAAGATTCCGAAGCTGATCGACGAGCATCCCGAGTGGAAGATCGATCAGGTGGTCGCCGTCGCGTACTCGATGTGCCGCGAGGGCACGGCGTCGGCGGACAAGTCGTGCGTGTCCTGCGGATGCCCGACGACGAAGGCCGCGCCCGACGAACTGAAGGTCGGCGACTTCGTGATGTGGGAGTCGAGCGGCGGCGAGGCGTGCGGCGAGATCGTCGACATCGAGACGGCCGGCAAGATCGAAGTGCCGAACTCGGACTTCTCGGTCGAGGGCACGACCGAAGACCCGGCGGCGATGATCAAGATCTACGAGAAGGAGGAGGATGGCAGCTACAGCGAGACGGACGTCTTTGTGGCGCACAAGTTCTCCACGCTGCGCAAGGTCGAGATCGAGGTCTCCTCGGAGGAAGAGGAGATGGGATACGACATGCAAGGCGAGATGGAGGACGAGTCCGAGCAGGTCATGGCGTTGCGTGCGCTGACCGATGCGATCACGGCTCTGGACAAGCGTTTCCGCGCCCTCAATGATTCGATCGAGGCGCTGGAGAAGCGCATGGACGAGGCTTCGATCGCGAAGGCGCTCGAGGTCGAGAAGAACAAGACGGCCGCTCTGCGGTCGTCTGGACGCGAGGACGCTGCGGCGTTCTTCGCGCAGGTGGCCGAGCGCGTCGCTCGGTCCCTGTGACAACCCTAGACCGCAGAGGAAAGAACGATGGAAATCAACAACCAGTCGGTCGAGGCGCTGTCGCAGGCGCTCATCGGCCAGCTCAAGTCGAATCTGGACCAGCGTGACGCCGCGTTGTGCGAGCGTCTTGCCAAGCAACTGGACGAGAAGCTGGACGCCCAGCGTCGCGAAGCCGACGCCAAGGCGGCTCGCTTCGCGGTGCCCGGTCTGGCGCAGGACAGCAAGGAGGTGAAGGAGTTCTCCTTCGCCAAGCTCATCGGCGGCCTGATGAAGGGCAACGTCGCGAAGTTCGCTCCGCTCGAGTACGAGATGTGCTCGGCCGCGGCGGGCACGATGGACTCGGCCGTGGTGACGAAGGACATGGTGACGACCGTCGACTCGCTCGGCGGCTTCATCGTGCCGAACCAAGTCATGTCGGCCCAGATCATCCCGCTGCTGCAAGCGGCGATCGTGGCCTATCAGGCCGGCACCGTGCGCATGTCTGGCTTGACCGGCTCGCCGGTGCAGATCCCGAAGATCACGGGCGCGACCACGGCCTACTGGCTGGGTGAGGTCGAAGCCGTCACGAGCGGCGACATGTCCTTCGGACAGATCGACCTGTACCCGCACGACGTCTTCGCGCTCTGCACGCTGTCGAATCGTCTGATCGAGCTGGGCGCTCCTGGTGCCGAGCAACTCGTGCGCACTCAACTGGCCCGCGACATCGGTCTCAAGATCGACGCGGCGGTGTTCAACGGCACGGGTGCCGCTGGTCAGCCGACGGGCATCATGAACACGAGTGGCATCAACACCCAATCGTTCACTGGTGCTCTTGATGCGGCCACCTCGTACAACGAGCTCATCAACATGGAGCACAAGTTGTTCGAGGACAACGCGCAGACCGTGGGCGAGTTCGTGTGGGCCTTCCACCCGAACCAGTTCCGTCAACTTCGCAAGCAACTCGACACCGTGTCGAGCAGCGCGAACGTCAACCCGAAGGTTCGTCCGTTCATCGACGGCAGCATGATCGAGCGCGTGCTTGGTCACCGCTACGTGCTGTCGACGCAGTTGCCCAACGACAAGATCTTGTTGGGTGCGTTCGCGGCTTCGATGGTCGCGGAGTGGGGCACCATGGTCCTCGCGGCAAGCCGCGAAGGCACGAACTTCACGAAGCGCCAGACCCAGATCCTCGCCGGAATGACCGTCGACGTGGGCGTTCGTTTCCCCGAAGCCTTCTGCGTTTCGACTGGCCTCGCGGCCCAGACCTGATCTTCGATCAACAACTAGGAGAACACTCAGATGCAAATGGACTTCCGTTCACACCACAAAGTTGTGCAGGCCCTCAAGGCCGACAACTACAGCGCGGCAGTGGCCACATCCTCAGAGATCGACACCACGGGCTTCGCCGAAGCCGTGGTGATCTTCGACGCGGGTACGGTTGGCTCAAGCGGCACGGTCGATGTGATCGTGCGCGACTGCGCTACCTCGGGCGGCACCTATGCCGACCTGACGGGCGCGGCCTTCACTCAAGTCGTCGCAGCAAACGATGAGGCCGTGTATGTGGGTCGCATTCGTCTGAACAGCGCGACCGCTGGCACGACCGACAAGTGCGAGCGGTTCATCAAGATTCAGGCGACCGTGGGTACGGCTGCGTGTGATCTGGGCGTGACCGTCCTGTTGCTGAACGCAACTGGCACGAGCGTGACCTTGAACACGATGTCGTTCTCGATCGACTGATCCAGTCGAGATGAGCACGAGGGCCGTCGTCGCCGAGCGCGGCGGCGGCCCTCTTCCTTCTGTAGGATCGCGGCATGAAGCTCATGATGGTGAACCACGGGAACGTCCTGCACGACCCGAAGGCCGCGGGCCTCAACAAGGTCTGGCTCTTGTCCGGCCAGACGCTCGACGTGGACGACCCGTGGGTCGCGCGCGAGATCGCGGGACAGGAGTACAAGCTCGTGCCGGCGCCGATGGGCGCGGTGCTGACGTCGAAGGCCAAGTGGCCGACGGCGATGCTCATTAGGTACACGGCTTCGGTGCCGGCGATCACGCCAGACGCGCCGCAGCAGGAATCAGGTAGCGTGGAGTCCAAGCGGCGCGGCCGCAAGAAAGCGAGCGAGGGATGAACTTCGATAGCAGCACATCGGTCAGCGTCGGAAGCCTACGCGCGCCCGGCGTGGTGCTCAGTGCGTCGACGACTGAAACCACGGAAGCAATCACTCCGAACGGCTACCGGCACACGTTGTTCGTCGTCAACGCCAACATCACCGGCGCTCGCGCGTTCACGGGCAAGTTGCAGCAGAGCGCCGACAATGCGAACTGGTCGGACGTTCCGGGAACAGAGTTCGAGTTTTCTGTGGCTCAGGGCGATGGAACGTCCGCCTCAAGAAACATCTTGGTATCACACTCCGCTGTTCAGCAGTACTTGCGTGCTTCAGTCACGCACACCGGAGGAACCAACGTAGTGCCGATCATCGGCTACATGCAGTTCAACGCGGTCAACACATCCAAGACCAACACGGTCAACGCCTACCGAGGCTGAAATGTTCAACGATCAAAAGACCGGCCTCAAGGTCACGCTTGTTCGCACGGCAGGCGGCGCTTCGTCTTCGACGACGGCTGTTACTGGCGCGAACTATCGGCACCTGTGCTTCCTCATTCAGTGCAACTTCGCGTCGACTGGCAAGTCTTGCGTCGTGCAGGTCGAGCACAGCGATGACGGCGTGAGCTACTCCAACTTCGGGGATGCCATCACCTTCTCCGGCGACGTGGCACTTACATCTGGATCGGTGATCGTCGACCACTCCGCGGTGAAGCTCTATGTGCGCGCGCTCATCACGCCGTCGAGCAGCGCGCAGACGAGCTGCGTGGCGATTCAGTTCAACGAGGAGCTGACTCCCGACGCCCTCGCCAACGTGAACCTTTCGGTGCTCTGACCCATGGACTACACGACACGCGCACGAGTCAAGACGCTGCTCGGCATCGCGAATGCGGACGTGTCGCAGGACTCGCTGATCGACCAGCTCATCACGTCGGTGTCGGAGCGATTCGACGCCGAGATGCGGCGTCACAGCCTCCAGACCTCGCGCGTCGAGGTCTATCCGATCAAGCTGTCCCGCCGGCTGGTGACGCTGAAGGGCGCGCCCGTGAACGGCGCGGCCACGTTCACGATCAAGCTGAACGACACGACGGACTTCACGACCGCGACGACGCTCGTGCGCAACGACGACTACGTCCTCGAGGACACGGCCGGCGTTGTCCGTCTGGTGAGCCAAGGCACGCCGTTCACGGCCGGGTCGATGGCTCGGCCGATCCTGCCGTACTACATCCAGATCACCTACACGGGGGGTCTGGCTACGACGACGGCGAACTTGATCTCGAGCTACGCGGACCTCGCGCAGGCGTGCGACTTGCAGGTGGCCTACCTGCATCGTCGTCGGACGACGCCTGGTGGGAACGTGACGATGGGCGACAGCTCGACGCAGTTCACGAAGGACTACCAGTTCCTCGAGGAGGTTCGGTACACGCTGAACCGCTACAAGCGGATCGCGCTGTGAGCAAGTTCTCGTTCGACATCGAGGGATTGCGTCGCGTGCTGGCGAAGTTGCCGAGCGCGGTGGATGTCGAGATGCGGAAGGCGTTCCGCGCGCATGGAGCCTTCTTCGAGGGCTACATGAAGGCCAAGCGGTTCCGCGGCTACTCGGGCCCGAAGAACTCAGGCGTGCTGCTCCAGAATCGCAGCGGCTTGCTGCGCAAGTCGTTCTCGCACACGGTGGGCGGTGGGCTCGGTCAGGGCCAGCCGTTGACGCTCTTGGTCTTCAGCCAAGGAACAAAGTACGCGAGGCTGCAAGAGTACGGCGGCACGATCACGCCGAAGCGTGCTCGCAACCTGACGATCCCCTTGTCGGACAACCTGACCGGTGCCGGCGTGGCTCGGTATCCGAGCGCGCGGGACTTGCTTTCTCGCTACCCGAAGCAGGTCCACTTCCTGACCACGAAGAAGGGCAAGACGTTCATCGTGTCGGAGGGCAAGCCCGGCCGGCAGCGTGCCGACCCCAAGTCGAGCGACTTGCAGTGGCTCTGGATCCTCAAGAAGTCGGTCGAGGTCCCGCCGCGGCTGGGCTTCCGGGATTCGTGGCGATCGGTCGCCGTGACGAAGGACCGCGTGGTTCGATTCAACGAGGCCGTCAAGCGCGCCGCGGCGCGCGCGGGGAGCTGACCTCGTGGCCCTCTACACTTGGACCATGTGCCCGGCGCGCCTGATCGAGACCAGCATCCGGCGAGCCGTGCAGGCTCCCCAGCAGAGCGGCCAGAGCCGTGCCCGCCAGATCAACGAGCGGGCGCTGCGGCGCTGGGATCTCGTGTACGACAGCTCGGACGGCATCCTCGACGAGGTCGAGCGCGTGTGGGACTTGGTCGATGGGCCCGTGGGCGCGATCAGCTACACGCCTCCTGGTGGTTCGGCGCTCGACGTTCGGTTCGCCGACGACACGCTCGATCGCGTGCGGCGCAGCTCGCAGACGGGATCTGTTACCGTGACGTTCGAGGAGATCCGCTGATGGCATACCCGGCATCGACAACCGTACGAGAGTCGATCTTGTCGAACATCGACACCGTGCTCGCGGCGATCGCGACGACGCCGGCGACGTACAAGACGGTGCCGAACACGGTGCGTCGCTGGGGCGGCAACGCCTTCGAGGTGCCGACCTATCCGTGTCTGATCGTCGTGCCGCAGGGCGAGACGCACGACGACAGCCGGCTTGGCATCGTGGAGCATACGATGGATCTCCTCATCGTGTGCGGCGTCTACGATTCCGCATGGAAGACAAGTTTGCAGGATCTCGTGACGGACGTGCGCGTTGCGTTGACCACGGACTGGACTCGTGGCGGCAACGCGCTGACGACGAAGATCCTCAGCGATCAAGTCTTCGAGGCCGACCCGACGAACCCGCTGGCCGAGGCGCAAGTCACGGTGCAGGTGTTGTATCGAACGCTGTACGGCGACCCTACCACCAAGTACTGAGAGAACTACATGGCACTGACAAGACTCCAGCAACTGTGCATCGCGGCCGAGAACGTCGAAGGCACGGTTATCTCTTCTCCCGCGTTGTTCTCTTCTGGCAATGCCAAGTACTTGGCCATCGACCCTTCGATTACCTTTGAGGTCGAAACGTACCAACGCGATGTCGCGCGCGAGACGTTCACGCCTCTGTCGCCGTTGGCTGGCGCGTTGCTTGGCAACTGCACGTTCTCGCTCGAGATGAATGCGAAAGTCTCCTCGACGATCTCGGCGATCCCGCAGTGGGACCTGCCTCTGGTCGCCTCGGGCTTCCGGCGCGAGCGCCTGATTCGTCTGACCTTTGGCGCGGGCACGACTGCCGTAATCAACCACGGCGCGACGATCACGTCGGGATCGGGCACTGCATTTGTCGTCGGCACCTACCTCACTGGTTCGACCTACGTTTGGTGTACCAAGGGCACCAACAACAACCTAGGCAACGGTTCGAGCCTGACGACCGCCGCTGCAACTGTTGGTGGATCGGGTGTTGGAACTACGACCGCGGTGGTGAGCGACGCTGGCGTTGGTTACTGGCCTAGCTCGGTCGCCTTGTACACAATCACGACTACGGGTGGCATCGCGGTCGCCTTGTCCGCGAACGATGTGATCGTCGGCAACTCGACGGGCGCGATTGCAATCCTCTACTACGCTCAGTCCACGACGGGTTCCGCGGTTCCGCTGTATGTCCGAAGGATCCAAGGCACCTTCACCAGCTCGGACACCAACTGCACGGTCTATCGCGATGGAGCGGTGGTTGCGTCAACGACCATTGCTGTGTCGACGTTCATCCAGTCGTTCGACACTGCTTCGGTCAAGAACATCTCGCCGACCGTCAGCATCGGCCTGTCCAAGGACGGCGTGCGCGAGTCGATCAAGGGCGCGCGCGGCAGCGTGTCGATCTCGGGCAACGTGGGCGAGCCTGTGCTTTTGAACTTCAACTTCCAAGGCATCAAGGACAACGTGATCGATTCGGGCAGCATCTCTGGCGTTACCTACGACGACGACACGCCGCCGGTTCTTCTTGGATCTGCGATGACGGTCGCCGACGCTGGCATTACGTCGCTGGCGAACGCCAAGAGCATGTGCGCCACGTCGTTCAACATCGACATGGCGAACGATGTGCAGTATCGCCGCTGCATCACGGCCGCGACTGGCATCGACGGGATCTACTACAACGGTCGCAGCCCGAACGGCACGATCAATCCCGACCAGTCGCCGGAGCTCGACTTCGACTACATGAACAACTACTTCACGTCGGGAAACATGCGCCTGGACGTGACTGTTGGAAGCACGGCTCCTGACAAGTTTCGCCTTTCGGCGATCAACTCGGCCATCACATCTGTCGGCCAAGGCGATCGCAACGGATTGATCACGCGCGACATCGCGTTCGCGCTGCATTCGGGCAGCTCGAGCAGCACAAGCGGCGACAACGAGTTCGTCATCATCTGGGACTTGAGCGTCTGATCCAAAAGGCCCGCGGCCAAGGACGAAAGATTCCATGTCACTGACACGACTACAACAGCTTTTCATCGCGCAAGAGCGGATCGAGGGCACTGCTTCGAGCTCGAACTTCACCGCGGCCGCCGGCAAGTATTTGGCGCTCGATCCGACGATGACCTTTGAGGTCGAGACCTATCAGCGCGACGTGGCGCGTGAATCCTTTACTCCTCTGTCGCCATTGGCCGGAGCAGTTCTCGGCACCTGCTCCTTCTCACTGGAAGCGGCGGCAAAGACGGGAACCGCTGCAACGAGCACGCGGCCTGCCTTCGACTTGCCGCTGATCGCCTGCGGGTTCCGGCGCGAACTGTGCTACCGCATCACTCTCTCGCCGGCGACCATTACTGGCGGGCCTCTGCGCCACGGCACGATCATCACGCAGACTGCCAGCGGCGCGACTCTCTATGTCGTCGGCGACTACTACACGGGCGCTCCGTACGTCTGGGCCACAAAGGGAGAGATCGGTGCAACGGCCTATCTGGCGAACTCCACCGCAGTGACAAGTGGATCGGCTTGGACCTTTACTGGCGGTTCATTCTCAAGCACTGGCACGCCAGCCGTTGATGCGGTCGGATGGTTCCCGTCTTCGGTGCAGTTGTATGCGATGACATTCGCGACCGGCAGCCCACAGACGTTTGCGAAAGGCGTGACCATTGTCGGTCAGGGATCCGGCAATGGAGTCGCAGTTGCGTACTACAACACGGGCGGAACCACTTCTCCCACATCTTCTCAATCGGTCATCGTTCGTCGGCTTCAGGGCAGCTTTGCCATCAACGAGTCAGTCAATCTCTACGATGCGGACACCGGCGTGCTTCTTGGAACGGTGTCTCTTTCTTCCTCCGTCAGCACCGCGTTCGTCCAAGTCGGGCAAGTCGGTGCCGCGGTCACGATTGGTCTGTCCAAGGATGGCATCCGCGAGAGCATCGTAGGGGCGCGTGGCAACGTGACGATCTCTGGCAACATCGGCGAGCCGATGCTGATGAACTTTACGTTCCAAGGGATCAAGGACGCGGTCGTCGACTCTGGCGGGGTTTCTGGAATCGCATATGACGACGCGACGCCGCCGGTGTTGCTCGGCAGCACGGTCTCGATTGGCAACGATGCGATCACCAGCTTTGGCGGTCAGAAGACTCTATGCACGTCGACCTTTACGGCCGACATGGGCAACGACATCCAGTATCGTCGTTGCATGACCGCTTCGACGGGGATCGACGGAATCTACTACAACGGCCGCACGCCGACTTTGGCGATCGATCCCGAGTTGACTCAGGAAGTCAACTTCGACCTCATGGCAAGCTACTTCGCGGCGAATCGCGTGCGCATGGACGTTGTCGCTGGCGTGACGGCGCCGAGCAAGTTCCGGCTCAACTTCCCTTCGATGGCCGTGCAGTCGATTGGCCAAGGCGATCGAAACGGTCTTATCGTTCGAGATACGAGCTTTGCTCTGCACTCAGGTAGTTCGTCCAGCGTATCGGGAGACAACGAGTTCGCGATCATCTGGGACATCGGCGTCTGACAGCTAGGACTTGTCCCAACCTAGCCACGCCGCGCCCGATCAGCGCGGCGTGGTTCGTTAGGATGGCGGCATGAAGCTCTCCATCGATCCCCGCAAGCCGCGGGAGTATGTCTTGACCGCCGAGCGCGAGCACGCGCCGGAGGCTCGCACCGTGTTCCTGCTGCGCTGGTTCACGGTCTACGACGAGGCCGAGCTGGCCGCGTTCACGGAGGCCGAGGGCGCGACGCAGCACGCGCGGATCATGATCGAGACCGTGCGCCGATCCCTGGTCGGATGGCGCAACCTCGAAGGGCCGGATGGTGCGATTGCGTTCACGAAGGGCGAGGACGGCTACGCGCAGCGCGAGATGATCGAGGTCTTGCCGACGGCCGTCGTGCTCGAGCTGTTCAACGCCATCGTCCGGCGCGAGAGCGTGACGAAGGACGAAGCGGGAAAGTCCTAGCCGCCGTCCACGCGGCCTTCGGCGAACAGCCTGCCAAGTGTCCGAAGTGCAGGACGCCGGCGCTGCGTGAACGGTGGGGCTGCGACAAGCCGAGCACGAGCGCCGTATACGGCCGAACGTGCGCGTCGTGCTTTGGCCTAGACTTGGAATGTCAGGAGTGCGAAGGCCGCGGGCAGGTTCAGCGGGATCGGTGCCCGTCGAGCGACGCCGGCGATCTCGGACGCTTGGTGCTTCGCGCGTGGTCGAACGTGCAGCGTGGCGTGATGCCCGTGTCCGGCGGCTACAGCGAGCAGCCAGCGAAGCTGATGCGGCTGGTCGATATGGCGGCGAGCGAGCGCGGAAAGTTGATGGAGGCCGAGCAGAGGGCGGCGGAGTCGAGGAGCAAGGCACAGCATGGCAAACGACGCTGAACTGAAGATCCAAGCACAGCTCGACGACAAGCTGACCGATCAGATTCGGCGGCTTGTCGGCGAGGTGCAGGGGCTTTCGACCGAGGCCAAGAAGGCTTTCGACTCGTTGGCGAAGTCCGCTGACAACGCGGCCGGTGCGGCGGGCAAGGCCGGCGACGCGCTCGACGACGTGGGCAAGAAGTCGCAGACCGCCGGCGATCAGGTCAAGAAGTTGGGCGACGAAGGCGCGAAGACTGGCGAGGGTCTTGGAGAGTCGTTCAAGAAGGCCGCGCTTCAGATCGTCTCGGTCAGCACGGCCGTCACGGTCTTGACGCAAAAGATCAAGGAGTTCCTGACAACATCGACCGAGGTGGAGGTCATCAACGCGCGGATCCAAGCCAGCTTGGGTTCGAACGCCGCTGGCTTCGAGAAGGTCGAGCGTCAACTCACGACCTTGGCCTTGCAGTTCAAGAACTTCGTCACCGAGCAGGAGGTGGCTTCGGCCGCGCAGGTACTGCTCCAGAAGAGGTTCGCCACGACCGCGGACGTCGTGCAGAAGGTCACGGACGCGGCCACGTTTGCGCGCGTCCAAAACATCACGCTCGCGGAGTCGGTGAACCTGCTGACGAACGTGAACGACGCGTTCGCGGACGCCAGCAACAACTCGGTCGACATCTTCTCGAAGCTGCGGCTGGTGTCGAAGGAGACGTCATCCGATTTCCGAATCTTGTCGACCGGCTTCGATCGCATCGGGGACAGCGCGATCGCCTTGGGCGTGCGCCTCGAAGACGTGCTGGCTGCGTTCACGGTGCTGCGTCAGGCCGGCCAGACCGAGGCGGAGTCGCTGCGTGGCTTGGATGCCGTGCTCAAGGGTCTGCGTGCTTCGAGTTCGGACATCGAGGCGCGCTTCAAGGACGTCGGCCGTACGTTCGATGCCCAGACCTTGTCGGTCGATGGCTTGTCTACGACGCTTGGCACGCTGGTCGAGTCCATCCGAATCAGCGGCGGCGACGTGCAGGCCGAGCTGCGCAAGATCTTTGGAAGCCAAGACGTCGTCAACACCGCCGTCGCTCTTGGCGTAACTCGCGCCGATCAGTATGACCGCGCGCTTGCTGGCTTGTCCGGCGCGGCCAAGGATTACAACAAGGATCTGGCG